GAGCTCATTTTCCTCGGCACCAATAACCGCACCGCCCAGAGCTACCACGGAAACCTCTACGTTGATGAATATTTTTGGATCCCCAAGTTCCAGGAGCTGCGCAAAGTGGCCGGGGCGATGGCGAGTCAGAAACGTTGGCGTACCACCTACTTCTCGACACCTTCAAGCCTGACTCACGAGGCTTACAAATTCTGGTCTGGTGAGTTATTCAACCGCGGGCGGCCAAAGGCTGAGTGTATCAGTCTGGATGTGAGTCATGAGGCGTTACGTCGTGGTCGACGCTGTGAGGATGGTCAGTGGCGGCAGATTGTCACGGTCGAGGATGCGGTGCGCGGTGGCTGTGACCTGTTCGACCTGGATCAGCTGCGCAGCGAGTATTCCGATGATGAATACCTCAACCTGTTGATGTGCATCTTCATGGATGACACCTCGGGCGTGTTCCCGTTGGCGATGTTGCAGCGGTGCATGGTCGATAGCTGGGAGGTATGGGAGGACTATAAGCATTTTGCCATGCGACCAATGGGTAACCGGCCGGTGTGGATCGGCTATGACCCGGCCAAGGGCGGGCAGGGGGATAGCGCGGGTTGCGCAGTGCTGGCCCCGCCGGCGGTACCGGGCGGCAAGTTTCGGGTGCTGGAGCGTCACCGCTGGAGCGGGATGGACTTCGACGCCCAGGCGCGGGCCATCAAAGCCATGTGCGAGCGCTACAACGTGGGCTACATCGGCATCGACACGACCGGGATCGGGGAGGGGGTTTACCAGCTGGTGAAGCAGTTCTACCCGGCGGCGACCCCCATCCAGTACAACCCGAGCGTGAAAATCCAGATGGTGATGAAGGCCCAGGATGTGATGAACAAGGGGCGGTTGGAGTTCGACAGTGGTTGGACTGACCTGGCCCAGGCGTTTATGAGCATCCGCCGCGCCGTGACCGCGGGCGGCAAGCTGCCGACCTTTGAGGCCAGCCGGTCAGAGGAGACCAGCCACGCCGACATTGCTTGGGCCACGATGCAGGCCCTGTTACACGAACCGCTGGCAGGTGCCACCGGCACCAATACCAGCATGATGGAGATTTTCGCATGAGAAAGCGCCGCCAGCCGCGCCATACCTCGCCGGTGACGGCGACCCAGCAACCCGACCCGGCCATCGAGGTGTTCAGCTTTGGCGAGCCGGTGCCAGTGCTCAGCCAGCGGGAGGTGTTCGACTACCTGGAGGCCATGCACAATGGCCGATGGTACGAGCCGCCTCTCTCCCTCAATGGCTTGTCGCGGGTCTATCGGGCCGGGGTGCATCACGCCTCGGCCATCCAGGTGAAGCGCAACATCCTGCGCTCCTGCTTCATCCCGCACTCGAAACTGAGCCTGGCCGCCTTCACCGGACTGGCGCTGGACTATCTGATCTTCGGCAACGGCTATCTGCAGGCGGTGCAGAACCGACTCGGCGGGGTGCTGCGCTATGACCACCTGCGCGCCAAGTACACCCGGCGTGCTCTGGACTTGGACACCTATTGGTGGATTGCCCAGCCCGGGCAAGAGCAGGCGATTCCGACCGGACGGGTGGGCCATGTGATGGAGAGCGACATCAACCAGGAAATCTACGGCATCCCCGACTACGTGGGCGGGCTCAACTCGACCCTGCTTAACGAGTCGGCCACCCTGTTCCGCCGCCGCTACTACGAGAACGGTAGCCACGCGGGCTTCATCATGCACATCACCGACGCGGTGCAGAACGAAGGGGACATCGCCAAGCTCAAAGAGGCGCTGCGCCAGAGCAAGGGGCCCGGCAACTTCCGTAACCTCTTGCTCTACACCCCGGGCGGCAGCAAGGACGGGGTGAAGCTGATCCCAGTGGCCGAGGTGGCCGCCAAGGACGACTTCCTCAGCATCAAGAACGTGAGCCGGGATGACCAGTTGGCCAGCCACCGGGTGCCGCCCCAGCTGATGGGGGTCATGCCCAACAGCACCGGCGGCTTTGGCGATGTGACCAAGGCCGCCCAGGTGTTTGATATCAACGAGATCGACAGCATCAAGGCCAGCCTGCTGGCGCTCAATGACTGGGCAGGGGAGGAGGTGATCCGGTTCAACCCTTACAAGCTGGCCGCCGGCATCGAGCAGGCCAGCCAAGGCGACATGCTGCGCTGACCCGGCCTGTGCATCCCGACCACCCCGCCACCTGGCGGGGTTTTATTTTGCCCCTCACATGACCGCATCAGCGGCCCGCTGCTGCATCACCGATGCGGGCTACCCTTGCACCCTCGCAGATCCTTTCACGCGCATCCTGAGCGGCTGGCGCAGCCTGCCGCCCCCCCTGCCAGCACCGCTGGCGCGCAATCGGGACCCCGCCTCGCCTGCCCGCTTTATGTGTTGAAAATCATGCAGGTGAACGACGGGGGAAGGGGAACGGCTCCCCGCGCCAGCACTGGCCGCGCGCGGCTTTTCGGATCCTTTTTGCGATCCTTCACTTTCTGCCAGATCCTTTCAATCTTGTGCCCGCCAGCATTGCTTGATCCTCTCTGTCACAATATCGCACCCGACATAAATGTGTCCGGTCACGATTCTGGCGTGACCGGACACAATTTCTTGTCTCTGACATTACAAGGCTATCGTCTTGTCGCCTTGGGTGAGCCAGCACTCTGCCTCTCCCTTGAATGTTCCGCCGCACCCTTCTGGCAATGCGCAGTCGCAGTTGGGGCAGGTCTGTTGTTTCAGCTCGGCTTCCTGCTCCAACCAGCGTTCCCAGTCTCGCCGGATCAGGGTGCTGATGTACTCGTCGGCGGAGTAGGGCTCACCGCTGCCAGCCCGGGCGATGCGCAGCGTCTCCAACTGCTGGCGCTCCCGTTCTGAGAGCGCCACTTCCACCCGCTTGATACCGAGGGCGGCCCGCCTGGCCCGCTGTTCCTGCTTGCGTTTGGTGGCGGGGTTCATGCTGCGCCCTCTCTTACCACCATGGCATCCTCCTTGGCCCATGCCCGCCAGCTGGAGATAGTAGCCTCCTTCGCCTGCTCGAGATGCGTCTGACCAGGGTGTTCGTACAGCACATGGGTCACAGTGCCGCGGTCGTTCTGCTTGATGGCTGTCACTTCCCTGGTACTACCGAAGCGGGCGATCACATCACCCGGTACCGGATGTTTGCGGGGGTCTCTCATGATTGAGCTCCTGTCTCGATTTGACGGTGGTCAGCCACTACCTGGTGCAGAGCTGGCTGGTATGTTGGGTTGAGCTGTTCGGCGGCGCCCGGGTTGGCGCGGTCGATGGCGCTGCCCGGTGCGATGAAGAGGGTGCGACCAGTAACGGCGCACCGGATGGTGCCGCTCTGGTCGATGGCCACGGGGGTCAGTCCGTCCACGATATGGCGGCGGCCAACCGAGCGGCCATCAGCTGTCAGCACTGGCACGGTGGGGCGACTGGACTTGGCCTGAAACGGGTTCGGCACCTCGGCGGCGATGGCCGGCAGGGCCAGCAGCGATGGGCGTGGATGGCGACGGCGCAGGATGGCGCAGGCCACGGCCTGCTGTTTGCCCTTGAGCATTCCCACCCACTGGCTGATCTCGTTGGCTGGCCAGCGCTGCTGGAGAATGCAGGTCACCCGGTTATCCAGGCGGCGGTACTCTTCGCGGCTGATGGTCTGTGTGCAACTCATGTTCATGCCCACTCCTCGCTGTAGTCGTCCTGTTCCTGCATCCACTCCGGCACGTCCAGCCCTTCCAGCACGCGCCACATCTCGGACTGATAGGGTTGCGGTAGCATCTCTATCCAACGGTGCGCCCCGGCGTGGCCCTGCGCCTGGTAAACCTTGCCGCAGAGCTCAACCAGCATCGGCCAGTCCTGATCGCCTTCCGGTACCGCGTACTCATCCGGCTGGCCCTGTTCGGCTGGCACCTGGCCTTCTGGCTGCCAATCCGGCTCGCTCGGGATCGCCCGGCTCGACTGCACCTGGCCGTTCTCCAGCCAGAGGGTGAAGCCGTCCGCGCTGACGCTGGCGCCTGCCCGTAAACGCCCGATGGAGAAGGGAGATAAACCCCATTGCTCTGCCATTAACTGATCCGCAAACGCCTCAGGATCCGGCTGCGTACAGTTATTGTCAGAGCTCCAAGGCGCCGGGCTGTCGCCCGCCTTAACCCCAACACCCCCAACCGAAACCCCGGCGGCCTTGGCGGCCTCAAAGGTGCCGGCTGGTACCACTTCCCAACCTTGCAGGCGGGTCTTGATACCCAAGTGAGTGGTGTGCAGCCCCATCAGTCGCTTGATGTCTTCGCCGTAGCAGTTGGCCTGCTCCTCGATGAGGTGGGCCAGCTTGATGGGGTGCTCGGCACGGGTGGCCAGTGCGCCGCCCATGGCTTCGAGGTAGCAGCGAAAGATGGC